TGTCTCATTTGTCATTTTCTTTAAGTCCTCCAAAATCATAATTAATTTATAAATTAATTATGATTTTGGAGGACTTAAAGAAAATGACAAATGAGACAATAAGACATCATTTTATGACGCTTACCGACTTATATTTAATAATAATTTTAGATTTTTTTATGACGACACAATGTATAACCCAACTTTGATAAATTCTTTATTAATATTTTTTACAAACCCGGGTTATCTATATAATAACTACAGAGAACAAGTCTTTATTTTGTCAATCTTGGTTTTTATTCTTCATCACTACTATCATCACTATACTCTAAATCACCATAATGAAGTCCATATATTTTATCTGCTGATTTTACTTTTTTATCACGAGATACTTTGAAAACTTCATACATGATACCCATGTCATCAACTGTAGCATCTTCAAAACCCCTGACCTTTTCCCCCTTGACAGTGGTATCTATTGGTTTGAAAGGAGATGTCCCAAACAGAGTTTTATAAATCTTATTAATTAGTTGCTGAGTTCCTAGTTCAGTTGTTAGCAAATTAATATCTTCCTTACCACGGTAACTAAATGTCGCGCGATATTCACTCATGAAGGTTTTAGCCTGTTGCTCTTCTAGAACATTGAATTCATTAATTTTAAATTTATCTTGCTGACCTATAGCATCGCGTAGTTTATCTAAATACACCAGACGATTATTTGTTGTTTGTATCTTTTTAATATTAAACTCGTTACTGTCTTTAATCTTACTTTTATAATCTGATGTTTTTGCTATCTCAGCAAGTATATCATTTTCATAGATGTTTTCCCACTCCTTATTTTCAGGATTATATGATTCGCCTGATATTTCAAACAGATACTTTTTCGCTGTTACAAACCTCGCGATGAACTGAGTATCTACGAAAATCTCTTTGAAGTTTTCTATTTCTTCAGTCGGAAGTCCTATATATTCATTTTTACGTTTTACATATTCTAACTCCGCGGTTACTTCTTCTATTAAACGTTCTTTGTTTTCCTTGATTAACTTTTGACTCTTTTGACCGTTGCTCTTTTCAAATTGTATTTCATCAACTATGAATCCACGTTCCTTCATTAACCTTCTGGCGTGAGCGTAAGGGTTACTCATATAACAATCTCTTGTATATTTGTATTTATTAAATATATTTTGGAAGATAGGATGAACCTGAGTTATTTGCTGATGTAAATGGTCGTTTTTCTCGCACCACTTTAAAATATCCTTAGTATCATCCTCCGCATCCCTTAGACTATTGAACATAGTGTTCTGACATCTCTTTTTTTCAAACAGATAATATAACATTGTTATATTCCTATTACGATTTATCTGCTGGAGCATATCTCCCGCATCTATTGTATTTTCTTTATACGCACAGAACACAGGACGCTCCCTTACACTATCTAAACCGTAAATTACTTTAGGGGAGAAGATAATTCTTTTATGTTCGTCCCAATTATACCTCTCGGTAGTGGTGGCGTCAATGACGATAATATCTTCATCGCCTATAGCTTCTTTTAACATATTCGCATAGGACGCCCAGTCGCACGCACAAATCCACTCTGGAGTTTCTTTCATTAACGCAATCAGTTCCTCTACATCAAATACCTCCTGAGTTGGTTTCCCTTGATTATGATTGTAAGTATTCTTAATGTAACATATTGTATCTTTATTAACACTCTCTAAGAATTCTATAGCAGGGTCACTAATATCCGCATCGGTCATGAATACTTTACCAGCATCCGCTAGGATATTTCTAAATAATTCTATAACAGGAATTCGGGTTCCCTTCTGCGTTAATGTATCACTAGTCAGTAAATGTTTTACTAATGAATTAAATTCATCTAGGAAAATAGTTGCTCCCGCGAGATATCCCATCTCATACCAATAGTATAGTTTCATCAAACTATCTATCTGAATCACGTAACCAACGTCAGGTTCGTAAGCATTCATCTCATAGAAATTACAATCTACACCGTCTTTATTAAAGACATTATATTGTTCTAACCCTAAACTAATGCGAGATACTATACTCACGAAATTAAAGTCACCTGAGTTAAGTTGATAATGTTTGAACGAGGTTGTTTTACCTGTTCCTGTATCGCTTTTAATTACAAAGTATTTCTTTTTAGGATAGTTACATATTAGTTCTTCTAAGAATGTATATCCTAACTTTTGTTTATTAACCTCTAAATCAGCCTTCCTGAGATTTGGTAAAAGAGGTTTATATTTATAATAATCAAGAGCAGTCCTTGCTGATTTGAAACTTGTATTCATTAAGATATGGTTAATCGCTAGAATAGACCTATGACCAGTGATTCCTATATAATGGTTCTCTAACCATGTTTTATGCTCGTCACAATCAACTGAACCTCCTGCGGGGTTATTTAATTTAGGATACATATCATATATATCTTTTCTGTTTATTTGTTTCATTGCTGTCGCGAACAAGAAATATCCTTGATAAGTATGAAAATAAGACTTTGGAAGATTTTGAATGATATTATGTAATAACTCATCTGGGAAATCATATTTATATAATGATTGGTCGCATCCACTAATCTCTTCAATTGTAAAGGATGTTTTACCATCTTGAACTTTTTTACTAACGACCTGTTGTTCTTTTTTACCTACTTTATTATTGCCGACTAATCCAATCTCGCTTAGCCATTCATATAATTCTTCAGGAAATAAATTCCTATTATCTATATGACCGATAATCATTTTATATTCTCCCTTAGGAAGTTTAGACCCGGGAGCAACGATAAGTCCTCCATCTACACCCTTATGACTGTTACCTCTTGTATCAGTTTTAAGGTCATCTACTTCCCCCTTTTTAACACTTCCTGAAGATGCTTTAGTAGGGATACGCTCGTCATATTTGAAATATATATGGTAGCCTCCTGAAGCACTCTGAACAACTGGCGAACCCCACCTCTCAAACCAATCATCGGGTGACCCCCACTTCTTTAAGAAAACATGATTTTGTATATCTTCGGGAGTTTTAAAATCTAAATCTACAACTGATAAATCATTGGTTTTACCTGTCACTAAAGAATAATTAGGACAGTTCTTATTTGGATTCTGTTTATGTTTAATATAGATATCTATGCTTGGGAGTTTAGTTAGATTCTTTTTATCTGACCACGCTTTCACTGGCCGCTTATTATTCGGGAATAATTCTATCGCGAAATACTTCATCTTATTATTAGAAACATTTTTATTTTTACCTCCCATATTTTTTTTACTTCCTACCACTTCCGCCATTCTACTACTTATTTATAAAGTTTACTTTTTAAGTAACTTTTAATCTAAACTTTTTATGATTCACGCTGACCCCCTTTATCTTATGGTTAATCAATACTTATTATAGAAATCAAATTTTTTAAGAATTTATCGCGGGGAAAAAAGTGCAATTTAGCTACGTGAAGTTGAAACGACTTTTATACTTCTTTATATTTTCTCGAAGAGACGTTGAATCTCCCCACAGCAAATACCATGAAAGATACCCCGCTCGCATAGGATCTTTAGTATTTAAATCTTTCCTATGGCGACTCCTATAACGTGTCCTACGGTCTTTTTCCTTTGAAATTAAATAATCTGTCATCCCAGCAGAACCAAAGTATGTAGTCCGTTTCACTTTACGCTTACCATCTACTACATGACTAAAAACTGCTTTGTATTTCTTCCCTGCTTTATCGCTTTTAGTAATAGTCATTTTAACAGGCATTTTATAGATGAAGCATATATTTTCTTTTAACCCGGGTTTGTAAAAATATTTATTAAGAATTATTTACAAACCAGGGTTAAAATATATTACTAATATATAATATGACAGATAGTTTCACTGATGTTAAAATAATTGAGGCAAATAGACTTCATAGTGAAGAGTCTAAAGCGGGTAATCAGGAAAACACATCTTTATGGACTAATAATCTTCAGGATATTTTACATCTTGAACCAAATGACAAAGTTAGCATCTATGGTGCTTTTGTCAGTGAAAGAGGAGCAGGTCAAAATGAAACTGTAGAAATTAAAGGAGTTGAACTTGGTGAGTTCCATAAATTTAGTTATGTTAATTTATCAAAGACAATTGTTTCTCCTGATAGGATAGATAATAATTTACCGAGCGGAGCATCTAAAATCATTTTTCAACCAAAGATTAATATTCCCTACGCGATTAGAGATGATACCTTGAGATTTACAATGTCCTATTATATGGTCGCTAATACACAAAATAGTCTACATTTACCTAGGAGATGGATGTTTAATAAACCAGGAGGCATCGGCGGTGATTTTTCGCTTAATTTTAGTGAGGGTGATAATGCTACAGTCCAGGGAGCAACTTTAACTAAACCATTAGTCAGTAATGCTTCCTCAGGGACAAAAGTATTCGCACAGACAAATGCTTTTTATGATTGTATTCCAGTCGGGGCTGAAACATTACAAAAACCCAAAAATGATAATGGACGATATACGATTATGGTAAGAGATAAAACTTTTTTTACGATAGCAGGCATGGAAGAAACTAATGTTCTTCCTGGAATAGATTTCAGAGACCCCGAACAGGCAACATATTATCCATTCAAAGAATTAAAAGAAATTGTAATTCCCGCAGGTTTTAACTCTGCTGATTATATTGCTACTGAAATAACCCGACAGTTACAGAATATCACAAATGACGTTACATTATATCAACGTAATGATGCGGATGAATCTTTCCCAATTTATGTCAGTAAAGTGCTAGAATCAGAAACATATAAAGTCTTTAACACGGGTTCAGTGAGTGATAACACGGTAGCTAATTTTAAAGATTATTTTAACTTATCAGGAACAGCAAATACTGTAGCAGATAAAACACACAGAACTGGGTGGAAAAATGCCTCGGGATTTGAATGGTTAAGACAATATCAGTTTGTTGGTTGTAAATATCCTGAATTATATGAGACGGGAAGGTTGCTGAATCGGGCACACAATAGATCTTATCAGGGAATCTTAGGTGCTAAAACTTATAACAGATATGAGGGAGGGTTAGGGGCGATTGTATTTGATATTCCTTACGAAAAAGCAAGGTGCGATGAATTCAAAGCATTTTTTGATTCGCAAAAACTATATCCTGAAATTATTGAAAATTTAAACTCTGCTAATGCTTCAGGATATCAAAAGGGAAACAATTTACAGAATACACGGTATTGTCATATAAATCGTTGGAATTATCAAAAACAGAGTCTAAGTCTAATTCCTAGTGAAGACGATACACAACTCGGGTGGGGTGGTTACTACTATCCTAGGACTTATAATCCCGTAGCTACTGATGTTCAACTCCTTTCATTTTTATTATGTTTATTTTTTGATGAATCGCAAAGTGAAACATTTTATTCAAACCCTGACAGCGATATCAAAGAGGAATATACCTATGGATGTTTAGGAAAAGTAGATAATAGAATAGCAATTTATCCAAGTCGTCACATTAACAATGGATGGGTAGCAAACCAACCTTTATGGGAGGGAGAACTTTTCAAACCCTATTTTGGAACTCCATCAATTGAAGCAGGGAGAAAAATAGGTTTTGATTTACATTTTAATGCTCCAGGAATGTATTATATGCTCCCGCTATCTGGTTGGACTCCAGTGCCTGACCCGACATTTGACGTCGCTGGGGAAGGTGGAAGTTTCTTGCTTCCTAATGCTTCTCAAGACAATAAAGGAATATCAACAGTTCCTGCGAATCAATTACATGATTTGAATAATTGGAAAAAACACTTATATTTAGGGGCGGATAATCCAACTTTAAATTGGGACGGAACAAATTTCTCTTTTAGTAATTTTCACACATCATTAAATAGAGGAAACGACTATAGTGCGGGGAATCCAGTTCTAGACGCATTAGCGGTGGCTGCCCCTAATTCATGGACAGCAAGAGCACCCGACATAAATGCTGAAGATGTAGTATATAAAATAAATCCTAGAACAGAATATATGGACTGGTCACCTGACAGAACACCCTACGATATAAGTATAACCGGTGACGATTATTCATTAAATAATATAACTGAGGGGGTAGTCCAGATTAAACTACCAAGGACAAATCACAATTATGAGAAATGGACTATATATGATATGTTATCAGGGATATTTATCGAAGACTTTGGCGTTCCAGAGAATCTTTGGTCTAATAGTTTATGGGGGATATTAGGTTTCAGTTATAAACAATTTCACACAGAATCCAGTAATCGTCTTACAAGAATACAGAGTGGAAATGCTAATCAATTATCTTATTTAACAACCAACGCAGAGGTTTTTGAAGGAGATACTAAAATATATTCTACGAACTGGGCGGGAATTCCCATGTATAATAACATGATAACAACTCCCGTGAATCAAATTTCTTATGACATAGACGCGAGCCCCGCTGTAATAAATCATTGGACTCAAATATTTCCTGAGATAATACATAAAACTCAATCTATTAAAATCATTGCTGAAAATCTCCCAACAAGAATGATAAGAGGCTACTATACTATCAGGAGCAATATATTAGAAGGAACACCATTTATCGGGGGAAAAGTTAATAATACCAATATGCCGATAATCGGTATCGTAGATAAAATAAACGGCGACGGGGACTTTTATTTCGGTCAAGAAAGTTCTTTAAAATTTACAATAACTAAACCACTGAGACTAGCAAGTCTTTCAGTTAGTATTCATGACCCCGATGGTTCTTATGCTAGAACAAGCGAACAATCAACTATCCTGTTCAAAGTAGAGAAAACACTAACGACCACATTTAACATCGCTCAGCAAATGCTTGAAGAGAATAAAAATAATCCTATTTTACAAAGACTTTAATTTAACCCGGGTTTGTATTTATTTTTTATTAATAATTTTTACAATCTAGGGTTAAAAATATTTACTATATTATAATGATTAGAATTGCGAAAACTGACAGGATTGAATTTGGTAAATTACTAAAGGTCTGCGACAGAAGTGATTTATTGTATGCGTGTTTAGCATGGGCTTCGGAAGAAGAATTAACTAAAGAGCAAATTGTTGAAAAGCTTATTCAAGAATTTCCAGAAAAAATTGTTTGTCAATAAAAATATTTATTAGATATAAAATGTTGAGCGATAAAGTGTTAAATGAAATATGTAAAATTTTAAAAAAGGAAGGCAGGGACGATTTAGTTGCTGTCTTAGTTGATGATAATGATACTGATTATGTCCCACCTAATAATCCCCGTCCTGATTATTATAGCAACGATGAAGGGTCAGCTACCGATGAAAGTTTAGAATTTGAAACAGATGAAGAAGGTTTTTTATCTCTTACGCAGTAACCGTGAATCCTACACTTTCTAGCAGTTCAACTCTTTCAGGGAAATTATCAATAAACTTTTGTAGATTTTTTGTCTTTCTGTAGTAATAAAAAGAGTTCCGTGCTCGGAAAAAGTCTTTATTATTTTCGTAATGAACTTTCTTCTTTTCCTTATACTTTGAATAGTGGATACGGGCACGTTCTCTGTTTTCAATCTTATATTCTTCAGTGTCCTTGATACGCTCGTATCTTTCCTTCTCCTTTTCTTTTTTGTTCTTGTATGAATTAAGAATGTTTGTTAATTGTTCCTCATTGTAATCAAAGGACGCCATTAGTCTCTACTATTATTAGTAGAGTTAGTTTTAAGTATCTTCTCTAAAATATTTATTAAATCTTCATTTATTTCTATATCTACACGCGTCTCATCTTTACAAAATTGAAGTTTGTCTATTGTATTCCAGGGATGCTGAAGACAAATCATACAATTCATCACATCGCTAATGACTACCTTTTTCTCATTACCCTGGAATATTGTTTTACCTTCTCCCTGCGATGAATTTTCAAAACCACACGATGCTTTGAACCATTTTTTAGTCATCATTAAAGTCGCCTCATGTATGAGAGATTTTACTGAACCACAGTCTATCGCATAAACTTCCCAGTCTTTCTCTGACATTGTAAAAATCATTTTATTTGAACCAACACATCCTGCTTTATTATCTTTTAATAGTTTATACTGATATGTTATATATGTCGGTAAATAAACATCGTCGTCGTCCATGAACGTGATAACTTTAGTATCTGCTGATTTTATTAAATCATTTCTCTTTTTTCCAATTGACCTTTTGTTCTTACTATACTTGTATTCAAGTTTAATAGGATGTAAATGTTCCTTAATGTCATTCAATTCTTGATTAGATATTATTAGTTTATCTTCTTCAGGGGAATCGTCGTCAATGATAACTTTTAAAAGTTTATGCGGATACTCTTGGAGTTTAATATTTCTTATCAAAAGAGGGAGGAATCTTCTTCTTTTGTAAGTGGGGACAAGGATTGTAATAGGTTCCATATTTATTATATGGAAAGAAATTAATTTTAATTAAAAAAAGAATGAAAATTCGTGCACGATTTACCAGAACCAGCCAGTGGATTCTTCTTCACGATTGTTGTCTAAAATAATGTATTTATCTTCTTTGAATTTATCTTTCACATCTTTCGCATATAATCTTTTCTTGATATATATTACATCTTCTTTTAGGGTTTCAATATCTGTTTTTAACTCTTTAATAAGTTCAGTTATTTCTTCAATGGGTTTTTTAGATGTCATATATTTTATAACAAATATTTTATTCATATAAAATAAAATATTATTAAAAGTAAAATGAGTGAAAGCGAGGGGCAACTCCAAGACTATTCCGTGGATCAGGCGGCGGGAGCAGTCGTATTAGTTCTGGGAGCAATTGCTGGACTCTTACAGGTTATTTGGATGTCTAAATGTCACTGTAAGGTCAATTTATGTTGGTTGTTCCGCTGCGAAAGAAGACCACCAACGGAAGAAGAAATGAAAACATTAAAAAATAAAATTGATTCAAAGAAGTTAGAACGCATAGAAAGCAAAGAGGCTAAGGCAAAGGAAAAACAAAAAGATGTTGTTGTTGATGTAGAACCTGAACCTGAACCTGAACCAGAGTCTTTACAACCCTAATTTGTATATAATATCTTAATAATAATTTTAACAAACTTGGGTTAAATTAAATGACCTCTGGTTAATCAAAATATAGTATCACAGGATTTTCAGGAGTTGAACGTCTTACTTTTAAAATTTCTAAATGCTGAACTTTACTAAAACTTTTATCTTCTAACTCCTTCTGAACTTGAGGAGATATTAATGGTTTGAATGATTCTTTCATATTTATATCGTCCTTTAATAATTTACAGCATCTCCTGACTGAGGGAATGTCTCCAAACTGTTTTATGTAGTCCATATCGTCTTTAATTTCTTGATAAGTTTTATATTTCATCGATGAGTCCAAATTAAATCCACTCTTACAATAGTTTATTATAAATTTTGCGATAGACATTACTTCCTGTTTTTCTTTGATTGTTAAATTCTTTTTAGGATTCTTATTTGATAAAAAGACTTTTAACCCGTCTTTGTTTTCTATATTGTAATAATTCTTTTTTATTTCAAATGAAGCCTTTAGTAAGGAATCTAATTTCTCGTGGATTGTTTTCTTATTATCGCTATGAGAGAATACTACAGGGAGATGTAATAAGTTTATTAAATCAATTAAATCATTTTTACTATGAGTTTTATGAATTATAAACATTTTACTATATCTTATATATTATATATTATTTTTAAACGCATCTACTTCTTTTTATAAATCTTTTTTCTACAGACAGCACATTCATCTAGTTTAGAAAGACATGTTTGACAATACTTATGTCCGCAAGAACTAAACTTAATATCTTTCGCATCTAGTTCGTCCATACAGATAGGACATTCAATTTGCTTCTTTAATGAAATCATTAAGTCCCTTAGTTCTTCTTGTAAGAATACAGGGAAGACAGCGTCTTCCTCTTCTAATTTTAATTTTAAATCGTGGATTGATTCCATATAGAGAGTATCCCTGCGGTGAGCATCTGCCTCTGCTTGATAGAATGACGCCCAGCCTGCTTTGGATTTCTTAATAAGATTATTATATTCTCTGTTAGTGATTGTTTTGCTTCCCATTTCTACTACTTATATATATAATACAATTAAACTTTAAATACCTTTTATACTACTTACTGATACAGATAACCCAAGTTTGTTAAAATAATATATATGAATTATATACAAAGTAGGGTTAATACTTTTTCTTCTTCTTCTTCTTTGATTTGTTACCCATGTCAAATATCTCTTTTGGTTTAATCTTATCGGGTTTAATTGCTTTCTCTACATCATACTGAGATTTCTGTCTATAATTGGGAGTTCCGGAGGACATTGGTTTCTGGACTTTAGTTTTTGTCTTTTTAGTCATTATAACATTTATTATATTTTTTTTTTAAGAATTATTTTAATATTTTATTATAGTATAAATATGAGTTTAGTAATCGCAAGCAATCAAGACAATGAATATGTAAGAGACGCTCAGTCGCTATTTACGCCGTGGTCTTTTAGGAATGCTCTATCTTCCACTTATAAAATTCCACCTAATTCTCAGGTCTGCTTACAGTCTGCGAAAGTTAATCTAGACGGCAGAACCACCGTAGAACAAAATAACTCAGTTTATTATGATTGGTTCGGTATGGAATTAGATGCTGATTCTGTTGTTGAATCACAGAATGCTATAGACTTTTCAACTTCATATCCTATTAAACAGCAATTCGTCCAGGTAGAAGGTGTAGCACAACTCACCACTGATGAACTTGCTAGAGCGGTAGCTGATAATCATAGAGAATTCCACCCGAATAGAATGGGACATCACGACTGCTCTGTTGCTAGGACAGCAGGAAAAGATTTTAATGGATATGATTTTAAATATGGATACAACGCATGTCAGACACAGAATGCTTCTCTACCTACCGTTAATCATGCGTGGAACAGTGGTATAGAAAATTTTAATGGTTCATTTAGTTGGACTCCTGCTTCGGGTGCTTTTCTTAGAATTGAAAATGCTTCAACGACTGGTTATCCCTCTGTAGCAATTTTAACAGATAAACCTTTATCAACTTCTAATGGTTCTTTCAATGTTGAATTTAAAAATGCGAATGCTTCAGGAGTTCCATGGGGGGTTGCTTTGAGCAGGGATTGTCCTAATTATTTCGTAAATGCGGATAGGACATTTGAATTTGGCCCCGAGTATTTCACTCATGATTTTGAAATAGCGGAATCAAGCATGGGTCTAGACGGTCAATCTTATTATGAAGACTTTGGAGTTCATAGAAACAAAGACGGTGAATTAGTAGTAAGGCAGTCCTCGTGGGATAGCGATACAGACCAAATGATGTTTAGTGAGGTTGAATATTGGAATAATGCTTCTTCTGATTTAAGTGGTTCTGGTAGATATGATATTGACAAAAATGATAATTCATACGAATTTGTAGAGTTCCGCGTTGTAGGTGAGAAAGTTAATTTATATATAGGTAAAGGTGCGGCGGTCGCTTTAGTGACTCAGGTAGACGAAACTTCAGACAAAGACTCAATGTTTAAACCTGTCTCGCAGACTTGCTGGTGTCTTCATCCAGTTTTATTTGTTGGTAAAGATGGCGTCAATACGACTAACTCATTAAAGGTTACTGGTTTCTCTGGATTAGATATAGTTGATTATAATAGTCGTTCTAGAGCATCCAAAAACATGGGCTGGTTTGAAAGATTAACTTTAGGAGTTCAACCTGGGGGAATTTTAACACCTGGAGGAGTCAAACATTGTCGCTCAGTTGATTCCCGTGTAATGAATCAACCTCTAGATAATACAATTCATGATTATATAGGACTCAACGCTTCTTCGGTCAATGATTTTAAACCAGCGATGATAACTACTCCAAACGATCTTTATGTCCCTACATTTAACTCAGCAACTGCGGGGATATTTGGTTTCAACGGTCGGTCACTTGTAAATAATGGTTCATATTCAACATCAGGAAGTATAGACCTTTTAACATTCACTAGCGATGAAGCACCAAACGCAACGAGCAAATCAATATTTGTAAGACTCAACGGATTCGGTCAGCAAGTAATGAATGCACGAACTGGGAATAAATCAACTATATTAAGTCATTTACCAACAGCAGAAGAAAAGACTGGGGGTTTATTCTTTTATGAACCAAATAGAGACGTATGGTTAGATTTAAATAATCCATATGAAATAAGCGTCTCAGATATATCAATTGATTTTGTTTATTCTAACGAACAATACGCGAAGAATTTACAGGGACAATCAATAGTCGTTCTTTACTTTAGAACCCCGAAGTAGATATAATTAAGTTATAGTAATCATTATATCATTCTTTTAGTAATTTTTAATAATTTTTTATTCTTTTTAAAGTTTTTTATTGTATTAAGTTATAAGATATGAGTAAAAAACCACCATCCCTAGTTGAATTTAATTTTAGTGAAGATATTCCAATGAATCCTACCCTAAGCGAATCTGTTGAAGTAGCTGACAGCAATGCTATGACAACCTCCGCAGGAGGTTTTGACCCCGTAACAGGTGAAGAAAACCCTAATTTTATTTATGAAGAAGCAGTAGCAGAGGCACCTATAGAAGATGAAGAACCACTTATACGCATTGAAGAGAAAGAACAAATCAATAGAACAGAATTATTTGATGTTCCAGCAGATGATAAACCCGTAAAGGTAAAGAAACCTAGGAAACCCATGTCAGAAGCACACAAAGCAAAGTTAGCAATCGCAAGAGAAAAGGCAATGGCTTCTCGTAAAATAAAAGCGGAAGAGCGGAAAAAGATGAAAGCATTAGATAATGAAGAGAAAGAATTAGTCAAACAACAAAAAGTTAAAAGAGTTAAGAAGTTAAAAGAAGAGGTAAATGATGAAAGACCTCTAGAAGTTACTACTCCTACTAAAACTACTGGAATAACTAAGAAAGATTTAGAAGACGCACAGTTGGACGCTATAATGAAATACGAGGCTATCAGAAAACAGCGTAAGGAAGAGAAGAAGCAAGCGAAAATCATTGAAGAAGGGAAGCAGAAAATGCTAAATCAAATCAATAGAGCAACTGGAGGAGCAACTAATTATAGATACAGGGACGGGTCTAATCGCTTTGATGGATGTTATTAGTTTCTATACTTACGTAGTAATTTAACCCAAGTTTGTTAAAATAAAGACTATAAATTTGATACAAACTTGGGTTATCTAAACAATTAAGTAGTAGAAAGTAACTAATAGTAATCTCTAGAAGAAGAGTCTTTATTTTGTCAATTTTGGGTTAAAAATAATTTCTTTATTATAATATAAATGATTGATATTGCTTTTTTAGTTCCTACAACTTCAAAGGATAGAGGTTGGAATAATTTTAGAGATTCATATTTAAATCAGGTGTTGTTGCCCTCTATTACTTCCCTGACTAATTCATTTAATATAATAGTATATATAGGATACGATGATGATGATAGATTATTCAGCAACGTAAGTCTTCCAAACGAATATGATAATATCATCTTAAAATGGTATCCATTTGATAATAGCTACAAGGGAAAACCTACACATATTTGGAATGAATTATCTAAATATGCTATCCAAGATAATATTGAATATTTTCAAGTTTGCGGAGATGATATATCATTTGATAGAAGGACTGAGTGGTTAGGTCGCTTTATAAAATTATTAAGGAAGCAGAGCAATAATGGTTTTGTAAGCGGGTTCTCTAACAATAATAATATCCCTACTCAGTTCCTACTTCATAAAAAACATATTGATTTATTTGGATGGATATTTCCACCTCCTATAGAGAACTGGTATTGCGATGACTTCCTTGCTGGATTGTATGGTTCATTAGGTATATGGTTAAAAGAATACCAACATCTAAATATTGGCGGTGACCCCAGATATGTTCCTAAAAATGATAAAAATTTATGTTATTTATTAATTAAAAGATATAAAAAACAATTATCTTTATTAAAGTAAAATGAATGAAATTATTTCCAATAATTCCCCCGCGTTGAAATTTATAACTCTCACAAACAAAGGATATCTTGATTATACCAGGAATATGATTATATCATTGAGTAAATTAGATATTAATCATAAACTAAAAGTTTATTGTATAGGACAAGAATGTTTTGACGAACTTGATTATGATGATAAGGAACTTCTCTTAACAGATGCTCCAGATGATTTACAAGTATTCAGGGAAGGTGACTGGAACAAAGTAGTCGTTCAAAAATTTAATATTATTTATAAAGAGTTAATGTTAGGTAATAATGTTTTATTTAGCGACGGTGATATTGTATGGTTAGATAGTAGGTTTCAAAGAGATATTAAAAATAGATTAGATGATAATGATATTTTATTTCAAAACGATCACCAAGACGACAAAGACGACGGACAATTATGTTCTGGTATCATGTATATCAAATGTAACGATAAAAATAAAAAGACTTTTAATCCAGCAAATATAGATATTGATAAATTTAAATGCGACCAAATTTATTTAAATGAAATAAAATCATCGCTAGCCTATGATAAACTTCCTCTAAAGAAATATCCTAACGGACAGTATTTTTACAACAGACCAAACTTAAAATCTTACTGTATTCATTTTAATTATTTAATAGGAAATGATAAGCGTGAAACTATGAAAAAATTAAATTATTGGTTTTTATAAAAAAATATTATTATATATATAATGGATACCAAAGGTAGAGTCCCTAAAGTCTTAAAAGTAAAAGATGAAGAACCCAATGAAAAGTTTGACGACATCCACGAACACTTGCCTCAGATGCCTGCTCTCATATTGATTATAGGTTCAGTTCGCTCAGGGAAAAGTAATCTCCTCACAAATTTCTTCTGTAATGAAGATTTTTACAAAGACAAATTTGATGTAGTAAAATTTATATCATCAACTTTACACACAGATAATAAAGGAAAAATACTCTCTAAATTTTTTGACTGCGAAGACCACTATACAGACAAAATGATTGAAGATATAAAAGTAGGTCAATCAAAATATGAGAAAGAAGACAGACCAACGTTTGCTCTAGTTATGGACGATATTTTAACTAAAGATTTTAAGAAAAGTAATCAAGTAAGTTTCTTCTCAACAAGGTTCAGACATTACATTGATATGTATGTAATAGCAGTTCAGTCTTTCAGGGCGGTATCAGGTATGATTAGAAACAACGCAACAGACGTCATCATCCACAAACAACAGAACTCTAAGGAGTTGATGAAAATAGCAGAAGAATATGGGGACATGGTGGGCGGAGAAAAGAAGTTCTTAGAACTGTATAATGAAGCACACAAAGACCGTTACTCCTTTTTATATTTGAAACTTTCTGAGAACCCCGCAGAAGCCTATGTCAGATTTGAGAGAAAAATATATCCTCTTAGTTCTACTGCCCCTACAGAAGAGTTGGTTTTAGACTCTGAGTAATTATTATTTTTTTTATCTTTTTATTTTTAATATAATTCATAATATAAAATGGATTTATACTCTGCGGATTTTGCTGGTATTCAGGAAGGAAATATGAGGACAAAGTCTGTAATGGATAGAAATCAAGCAGTTCAAGCACACAACAACGATGTCGCCACTCAAATATCAAGTTTAAAATCATCTCAAAAGACAGGAGACGCGGTAAGTGGTGGAGTATCAGCAGTTCAGCAATTCTGGCAGGGAGGAAAGATGCCTGACGAAATATCGGCACTTCAAGACCATTTAGCAAAAGGTGGAACTCTATTCAGCAATCCAGTATCTCAGGCACAGAGTAACGCTACAAAGGGATTAAGTGATACCGCAACAAAAGTCGGGGAACAGGAAACTAACCCGCCAGAATTAACTGACGAAGGAGATGGGATATTTAGTTCCGTTGAAGGTGAGGCGTCTGTTGGTTCTTCAGCATTAAAGGGATTAAGTGGAATCACTGCTCTAGCAACAGGTGGTATGGATATTTATAAAGACATTGAAGCGGGAGGAATTGCTGGAGATAACTGGGCGTCTAAGACTTCTAATATTCTCCAAATTGGAGGTGCTATTGCTGATATGGGTGGGACAGTATTTCCACCTCTTGCTATTCTGGGAGGTGTCACAGATATTGTCGCGGGGGCATTCGGTGAAGCGGGTGCTGTAAAAGATGAACAAACACAAAGTGACGCAGATGACGATTTACAAGCAAAGGACACTGAGCAAGCACCAACACAAACAATCCAACAGACAGCAAGCACGGGCAGAGTTAGCTAATCTTAAAATTATGAATTTTACTTGGTGGACTCGCATATTCTTTTAGTCGTAAATCATAACGACCGTTCTTCCTCTGGAATAATCTACAAAGCATAGGGAACTCTTCTGCTAATAATTCTTTATCTGTTCTCTCAGTTTCAAAACCACGCCCGTCCCCATTACATCCGCCTTCAGCATAATTTTTAGTCTTCCCAGCGACCCAATTATTTTTTAATATCTTACCATCTCTAACAAAATATCTCAAACAGTGCTCGAAGTCTTCTGCGTAATTTGTAACAACTTTTATATCTTTTTTAATTCTTCTTAATCTCATTAGTCCCAACATGTATCTTAAATCAGTTGTATATTGTTTATTTCCAGACATAAATTTAGGGTTATCACATTGATAAAATCCCCCGTAGTTAATATTCTCTTTTAACATAATTTGCATCATATCATTCAGAACAGCTAAAAAGTCTCGTACTGAATTTCTATCCTTATCAATGATATCAAAAACATCGTCATCTAATTCACATATGAATTCATCTTCTTTGAAGAATTCCGTAATGTAATTATGCGTCGCACCAATCCCCTTGATATCAATAGGATGAACATTAATTCCAAGATGTTCAAGCGACAAATATTCACCAACATCCTTATCATCTTCCCTAACGAATACATATATAGTGTTTGGTTCTATACCTTGTCCTAATAAATAATTAATAGTCTTTTCTTTTAAAATACTTGCTCTTTGAAAGGAAGGGATAGCAAATTTCATTTATTATATATAAGATAATAATTTTAAAAAATATTTATTCAAAATCTTCATACCAAACTGAAGAAGATAAATCTGTAAATAAAGGCTGACCAGATATTTCATTTATCTTTTTTTTATCATTAAATACAGATACCACGGGAGAATAGGTTATCTTATTTTTTAAAACTCTATGAAGAGCATAATGTCCTGTAGTTTGAAAAATGAATCTTGCTTTCCTAACATTATATATTTCCATTTTACTCTTTTCATAATATGATCTTATCACTTCTTGAATACATTCATACATCAATTGACTCTTTTTATGACAAGCGATAATTGCGTTATAGGGGAGATGATTATTCCACCACCTCGCAATAAAAAAGTCATTTTCAAAACAACTACTTATCGTAGCGTTAGGGACTGGTTTAACATCTAAATCTAAATACAGTCCCCCTCTATCATATAAAATTAATAATCTCGCAAAATCAATTCGTTGTATATCATATCTAAAATTAGAATAAATTTCTTTGTATTCAGGATAATCATTTAATAATTCAATAATATCATTTGAAGACCATAACTTATGCTCTATATTGTTCTTTACACAGTAGTCTAAAGTCTCATTATAACTTTCATAGTAATCAGGAATATCACGAAGTTCGCCCTTGCCTAAGTTAATAAATATTTGATGTATCATTTATTAAGAAACAGATAAAAAAAATAAAATATTTATTATAAATATAAAATGATATCTTATTTAATTCAATTGATGGTTAAGTCGGCATACGACCCTTATGGTTGTTGTTCCTCCTGCGGATACACCTGGTGCGAAACTCTTAATGAATGCGTGAGAGTATGGGAGACATATTGCGAATCACTAGAGTCGGGACATTAAAAAATTAATATCAAGAACAATTAATCATTTTTTCCCTGAGATAACATACAAAACTCATTCTTGTAAAATCATATTCTAATCCTGCGACGCCAGTTTCCTTATTTATTTTTTTAAAAGAAGGGCAATTAAATTTATTATATTCATCTTGTTCAGGAGTTGTCCAGAGTTCAGTATTACAATGAAACTGGTGGACGTCAGCAATTAGGAGGTCACCATGTCGCATATTGACACCAATACCAAATCTAGGAATCATAAAAATACCACCATTAAATTTACCTTGTTCAAGCACAGACAAACAAGCAACTCCACCAAAATCCCCAGCGTCTTTATGAAGAGCAGTTCTAAAGTTCCTATTAATAGTTACAGTTGAGAAAGGTGTATCAGGAATTTTAAAATCTGTTTTTAAATCTGCTCTTTGATTTTGTATATTATATTCTTCAGGTCTAATAGATTTATAATTTTCAGCAATCTCTTTTAAGAAGGGGAAACCATTTTCAAATTCTTCAAGATTTGTTTTAGTAAATGATGTTAGCCTACACGGAAGATCTTTTCCTAAACCACCGGTGCTCTTATCAAAATAACCAACAGGAGTAGAATAAACTGGATTATTTACTTTCATTTTAGAGACTTTACCCTTCACCATGTAACCCGTTGATATTCCTTTTGTATTAACTAAATTTCTTTTCTTCCAATATAAAAGGTCAGGATTTATCAAACCAGCTGATGCTCCCCTACCTCTACTAGGATTCAACATCTTTTTATAATTATCAAAACCGACTTTCGTTTCTTTTAGTTTATTCTTTCTAAATGATAAAATAAATTTACCTTCTTCATTAAATATATCTACATCCTCATCGAACATATGTAGTATCCAAGCATCATCTAAATGATGACCTTTTAATTGCTTTAGTTCTTCTTCACTACATAATTCAGGTAGATAAATAGTTTTAGTCATTTACACTAAGAGAGAATTTATTTTTTTAACTTTTTTAATTTTTTTTATCTTTGGTTTATTATATAATTAATATTATAAAATGAGTTCATATTGGAAAGTTGAAGACACTATGCGTATCGGGCAGAAGTTTGTTTCTATTCCATCGGAGAATGGATTAGAATATGAGGAAAACCAAAAAATTCAGTTATTCGTGGATCCTTCTACTAAATACATGGACGGTCATAATTCGTATCTAGAATTTTTTGTAAAGATTAATCTTCCCTCGGGCAGTCCAATCCCTACCCGCCTCCAGTTAGATGAGATGGGAGGTGCTGCTCTCATCAAGAATATTAGAATCTACGACGGTTCGCGAGGACAACTTTTAGAAGAACTTGATTCATATTCGTCTCTTTGTTCTGTCCGCTATGATTATGATGCTGATGATAGTATTAGAAATGTCCGTGCTCTGCGTGAAGGTTCATCGGTTCATACACCAGCCAATCGTGGAACTGAAGGAACTTCTAAAACAGCGATGGCGAACACTGTAACTAATCCTTATTTTAAAATTAAAAAGGGAGACCAAAGCACGACGTGGGTAGATACTGATTTCATTAAAGCGAAATGCTGTATCCCCTTACACACAGGAATTTTCGGTCAAAACGAACACATCTTCCCCGTTATGATGACAAATGGTCTCTATATAGAAATAGATACAGCACCAGCAAGAGAAGTCATTAAGCAGTTAGATTCTGTCCTACGATTCAGACGCTCTAAGCTGAATCCATTTTTCCACTCAATAGATGGGAATATCAGCACTATGGCTCAGAATGCTTCTGAACACCAGACTTTTTACGTTCAACAGAAAAACAATTTATCGGGGGCAGATGCTGTAAGTCGGTTTCCGTTCGTTGTAGGTGAGAAGTTTGGTTTCTGTTCTGCTAACGACCCAGCGACAACTGCTACAAATCTATCAGGGACTGCTCTAATTAGTGAAATTAATTTATCAACAAATGGTTTAATTGAAGTGAAAACAAATGCTTCTTTTCAAAATAACGGTGCGGGTTCAACCTCTGTAACTCAGTCATTTGTTATGTTTTCTAATGCTGTCAGTGATTCTTCCAGTTACGACGCAACATATAAAATTTCAGATGTCAATCTCGTTGTAAGTCAGGTAGAACTTGACCCGAGTTACGAAGCAGGAATGCTTCAAAAAGTGCGAGAAGGGAAAGCGATTGAATTAGATATTTTAACTGCTACGAATTACAAAAATTCTATTCTCGCATCAGACAGACAAACAACTTATCAGGTGTATGCTACTAATTCTCGGGCAAAAAGTTTATTGGTTATTCCTCAGGATTCTACGGTTTATTCTGCCAAAGATGCTATCTCAGGGACAGGAACATATCAAATCCTTAAAACTTCAGACGACGATGAGGGAATGCTTACTTCCAATCGTTCAGGCTACACTGGAATTGTTGATGAACTCCATGAAATTCAGTATCAACTTGAAGGGAGGTTGGTTCCTTCTCGTCCTATTAATGTTTCTAAGATTTCTTCCAGGCAGAGTATTGATGCTTTCCATTTATATGAATTAGAAAAATGTTTAGACAATGCGGGTATAGTCCCCCGCTCTTTCCGTGCTTTCCAAACCAACTTTGTCTTTGGTCGGGGTTTCGGGGTTAATGATGGTGCTATTGACCTAAGAGGAAAAGACTTAGCAGTTATCCTAAAATACACTGGTTCTGTTCCTCCAGATAAACCCAAGATGTTTAACTCCTTCATAGTCCATGTCAGACGCCTAATGATTCGCGATGGTGGTGTAGAGGTCGTCCCCTAATTCAACCCAAGTTTGACAAAATAAAGACTTGATATCTATTATTATTATAGAGATAACCCAACTTTGTATTTATTATTATTATTTATTTTTACAAACTCGGGTTAAATTAATAATAAGTAGTAGCGACGAAGATTAATAATTTTTTATTTATTTTTATTTTTACTCTTTTATATTGTTAAAAGTATAAAATGACTTCAAGATATGTAGAGATTCGCCCAGACAATGTTCCAAGTGACGGTGTTGTATCTTTCAAAAACGGATTCCCAGTTCTTTCATTCACAGTATCCGCTCAGGACGGGCTACTTGACCCATCTTCCATCCGTATTGTAGGAAACTTAAATCTTTTCTCTGATAACAACACGCCTCCGACCCCGTGTCAGGCGGGAGACAATCTAACTATGAATAACCGTCTCGGCATTTACAATGTATTTGATTCCCTGACTATCCGTTCTGCTCGTTCAAAAATGATTTGCGAACAGATACGTCACTATTCAAAATGGATGAATACCTATACAGCATTAACGTCTTCAAAGGGTGACCAAATGTCTCACCTAGGAGAGACGTGCCTTGTTTATCCTAATGCTGAGACTTTTAGACGTGCGGTATGTCAGAATAATGCTTCGGGAACTGAAACAACTTCTTTCTCAGCACATTTGCCCTGCGGGTTCTGCCAATCTGGAAATCTTGTAGATTTGCGTGAGGGTGCTTTTGGGGGAGTCCAGGTGGAAATTATGCTTATGCCCGATGCTAACACGTTATTTTTCGAGAACGGAACAGTCGCCGCTGGAAAGGGAGAAGCACACTACCGCCTCAAAGACCTTAAATTATGTTGCGAGGTTCAGGACATGACCAGTGAAATGATACAGGCTCAACCTGAAGGGTCTTACCAATTCAACACGATAACTTCTCTATATACGTCCATCAATTCTACCAACGCACAGATTCAGTATTCTCTAGCACTGAGAAATCTACAGTCCGCATTTATGACGTTTATGCCTGTCTCTAATATTAACACTTTAACAGCAGATGGAAATTCTACGACTTATCCCTCAAATGCTTCAGCTAATGCTTCTGGAGGAGTTCTCGCAGGAATCCGCAGGGTTCAGTTTCTCAAGGGAGGTGTCAAGCATCCAGCAGAATTTGACTATGTAAATTCCCTGGTTGATTCCCCCGACACGCAACTTCCTGACCCTCAGATAGTAAAAGGTTTATATGATGCGATAGTTCCTGATTACCACCAGGTAAGAACTTCTATCTCTCCCGCAAATATGAACCGAGATTACCTAATGGGAACTCTTATTGAAGAGTCTTCCTACAATAGTATTCCCCTCGGTGGTTCGGTTATGGGTCTTGGCGTTAAATATGGTATTGGTGACGCGGGCGAGGATTTCTCTCAGCAACAGTTTGGTGTATCTATTGAAAGCGACCTTAGCACGGACAATCCTATTGGAGTTTATTTGTTCTTCAAAGCAAAATCTACTCTTCTATATAACAATATGGGAATCCAACTCATCCAGTAGATAGTTAATTTCTACACTTATTTAATTTTTATTTATTTATCTTAATATTTTATAATATAATTCATATTATAAAAATGAGTAGCGATTCTATGTCAGATGGTGGAAGTATTCCAGACCTTATTTCTCTTAGTCAAATCCCCTCCAACATGATTCAGAAGATTGAAACTGACCTTTTAGAACCAGTTGTATTTAATCAGGGCGACGGGACTGCCGATGGTTTCTGTAGATTCACTTTACAGAACAAGGGATTCCTACATTCTCACAGTAAATTATTTATGTCTGTTGAGGCAGGCACTGGTGTCCGAAGTGGTTATTTTAATCCGCACACAGGAATCGGTCAAATCGTCAAAAAGGCTGTTTTAAAAATTGGTAATAAGACACTAAATGAAGTCACTGAGTGGAATGCTCTATTTGGTGCTAAATCAACTCTTATTAAGAATGAAAATAATGTAGAGCGTGAATTTTATTCAACGGGACGTTTCATGAACCATGGATTCCGTTACAACGCGGGGTCAGATGTCCGTGCTGACCTATATGGTCTAGATAATGGGTATGAATATGAATCTGGTGAATTGAATATTCCTCTCTGGGCGGAAATGGATACCGACCATAAGGCAAGGAGTCCAACATTCTCAATTGATTTAAGTGACCTGTTTCCATTCCTGAAAGTCAATCAGCTACCGTTATATATGATTAATGAACCGATTAATATTGAACTTACGTTTTTCCCGACTAAAGGTGCTAGAATCCAGGTAGATGCTAATGATGATGCTGGTGCTGTTGCTCATATTCGCAGGGCAGACCTAAAGTTCTGCGCTGATTATGTATACTATAACGGGGTAAATGACGAGATGGAACGTTTTAAGAACGCCAACAAGGATATGTCTTTCTCGTTTGTAGATTATCGTTTGATTGAGACCAGTATTTCTCAGACTAATTTATCGTCTGGTGTAATTCGTAATTTAGGTATGGCTAATCGCATGGTGCCTCGTATTATAACAGCATTGGCGGACACCGCACTGACCGAGACAAATATTCTCCCTGCTTCTTCCAATGCTATCTCTACAGCACTGACCACTGGAGTCCCGGGTGGTATTAGATATAATATCCGTTACAACGATAGATTTGAATTCTCCAGTGATGTAGATAATACCGCACGACTATTTAGTATTCTCACTGATTCTGAAGGTGTTCCATTTGTTACTCGCGAAGAATATTCCCACCAAAAGAATATGATTACAACGGATACTCTACAGGGTCGTGCTCAGCGTGGTGGTCTTGAAGGTTTATTCTTTTATCTAGGAACTAAACTAACGGGTGGACGTGTCGGTCAGCGTGGAATTGAAATTCACTTATCGGGTGATTTCCCATCGTCTGCCGATACAATGCGTAATTTCTGCGAATATTTGCGAGTAGCCCGCCTCAGTGACGGTATGTTTGAAGTCTTTAATGCTTAAGAATAGAGATAACCCTACTTTGTATTTAATTTTTTAATAAATATTTTAACAAACCTGGGTTAAAATATTTCATAATATATATGTATAAGTTCTTCATCAATTTGGACGTTTGCTGTGATAGGTTAAAATTCTTTGATGATTCTTGGAAACGTTGGTCTGCTACATCTCGTGATAAAGTTGATAATTTAACGGATAAAAAAATGGTTTCATATCATAATGTTACTAGAGATTATCATTTAGCTAAGTGTGGATGTTTCAAATCTCATAAATTATTGCTGAGATATATTGTAGATAATAAATTAAATAAAGTCATTATATGTGAAGACGACGCCGAGCAAATCGTGCACGATATACCAGATGATTTAGGAGATGGGTTTGTTTATCTAGGAGGATATTTTTTGAATAAGAAAAGAACAGAGGGAGAATATACTGGGGAATGTGGTTCTGTAAATGGTCTCAATGATTTAACTGATAAAAACTTCGATGTTTGTATGACGATGTCATATTATATAGGAACGTGGGAAGTAGCCTCAGCATTATTGGAAGAAATCAATGAATTAACACGGTGGAGAGCGATAGATATATTATATATGAAGTCATGTATTCCAAAAAAATATTATTATCCAGCAATATTTACTGAGCGTTCCCTTGTCAGCACGATACGAACTAATAAAAGAAAATTCGCAAATGAGTTTTATAGGATAAATTAATTAATTAGATTTATTTAAAGATTAAAATATATTCATAAGTATAATATGGAAATTACAGCAGAACAAAGAAAGGAATTAATTATGAGCGAGCGTCCAAATCTTAAGGAAAGTAGCGTCAAGCAATACATCTCTCACTTGAATAAACTGACAAAATTATTTGATAGTCCAGATAATTATGAATTTTTAAAAGACCCTGATTCAGTAATGGATAAAATTAAAGATACTCATTATACATCTCAGAGAAATACTCTAAATGCGGCCATTGTATTGCTAATGGCTCTTAATAGTGAAAAGGAATATGATAGTCTGTTGGTGACATATGGTAAAAAGAGAGATGGGTTCAATCTGACATACGAAAAAGAGCAGGAATCAGGTAAAATCAGCGATAAGCAAAAAGACAACTTTGTTGAATTAGCTGAGATAGATAAAATGCTCCTTGACATGGAATTTGAAATCAAAACTGAGAAGTTAAAAAAGAAAGAATTTTTAACGGGTAAGGAAAAGGAACTCCTGATGGTTTATACTCTATTTAGTTTTTTGAAACGTATTCCTACACGAAACGATATGGCGGGTCAGAAGTATATCAGATATAGTGCTTATCGCAGATTAACTGAAGAAGATAAAAAAAATAATAATTATCTCGTAAAAAAGAAAGAGGGAATGTTCGGCGTTTATAATGAGTATAAAACAGCCAGCAAGTATGGTGAAAAAATCATAGATATCCCGAAAGATTTAGAAAGAATATTAAATATGTATATTAAAAAGACAGGTAAAGTGTATGAAGATTTCTTATTTGTAAATTCTGTAGGAACGCCTCTCAATAGAAATCAAATCAGTCAGTTACTACTGAAGACTAGTCAAAAATATTTGGGAAAGAATATCAGCACTACTATGATGCGTAAAATCGTCGCGAGTCATCATTATAATAATAAAAAGTTTTTAGAGATGAAAGAAGAACAAAAGGTGCTGGCTCATAATATGGGTCACTCTGTAGACGTTCAGGATAAAGTTTATATAAAATCAACGGAATAGATTATTGGAAAACGTCCCAACTCATATTATTAAAACTCCCGATATCTCTAGTGTTTTCCTCCCAACTGTATCTCCAGGCATTCCTCTTCAAATCGTAATTTCGCTTATTTAGTTTATTAGCATTCCTTCTTCTTTGGTCTTTTTGTTTAATATGATATTCGCTGATATAGGCTGTAACCTGATTTATAACATTCATTTTATAAACTTTACGCATTCGGTTCATCAATGCTTGCTCCTTTTTACGTAATCCAACATCACTAATATCCCCATCAAATGTTTTAATGATTTCAAAGTGGTAGTCCCCGTTTAAAATGATTTGTTTGGAAGAACAGGTGTTATTCTCAATGCGTTCGTGATACATTAATCTATTTTGTTTCTTTGAAGACCCGACATAGACATCGGTTCCCGTGGTGTTATCAATAATGACATAGGTGTAGGCAATACTCATATTTATTTATTTATTTATTTATTTCCCCTATATCAATCTACTACTTATATGTAAAGTTTAATTTGTTTTTAAGTAATTTATCTCATAATAATTCTCTTTGTGATAAAAACCAAGATTGACAAAATAAAGACTTGTTCTCTGTAGTTATTATATAGATAACCCGGGTTTGTAAAAAATATTAATAAA